TTAAAACAGTTTTGCATATCCCGGATATAGTAACGGCCCAGGATGTTTCCGTTATAGCTTCCGCCATTTAATACTTCTAGTTTAATCTGCCACTTAATCTCACAGAAGCTTAAATATTTCTTTGTGCAGCAGAGTTCTAGTATTGTGCGTTTAAATCTTTGCTTACCATACTTCTGTATGTCATCTTGTAGTTCTTTACAAGAGCCATGATAATCTTTCCAGTCAGACTCTTTTATAGTCCGCTGATATGTTTTACGGGTCTTAGTAGCTTTCTTTAAACGCTGTGAGATTTTTGTTTTACGAACATTACGCAGGACCTTTTTACCTACGTAGAATTTGTATGTAATTGTATCTTGTATCAGATATACAAACCCGTGGATGTTCTCATGATCTGGAAGGTCTTCTATAGTATGGACCTCTTTGTTTTTATAAAACCAGGGTTGTTGCATAGGGATATGGATTAGCTCTACAAATATAATGTAGAACTTATTTAGTTCTCCAACTTTTTATTCAGAATGGGGACTAATCTGTCACGCACTTCCCGTGCAGTATAATCTCTGATAGAGTCAGATACATCTTTGCTCATTGGTAGTACAGCTGTCTGGACACCTGGGTACACTTCTTGGTAACGTTCCATGGCTTTTATTCCTGCTTCGTCATAGTCAAAAAGAACAACCACCTTTTTGTACTTTTTCAGGTACTCATTCATTAGCTCCTTTTTGATCAGGGAGTTCTCTGAGTCTGGGGCTATGATGTCTATAGAAAGCTTTAGACTTTTTAGAGACATGATATCTTTAAGAGAACTGGTTATGATTAAAAATGGGTGGTTTTTAATCTGTTCAGAACCTTGAACATAGTCAGAAACTTTAATGAACTTCTTATCCAGGGTCTTTGGTTGGTAGATTTTGTAAAGACTGCCGTCTGCTTTATGATATCCGTATAGATAGTTTCCTTTGATACAAAGTTCTTTATCATCTTTTATCATATAGTATGACTCTAAAGGAATCACATGGTGCTCAGTTAAAAGCTTGGTTCCAATATTAAACTGGGTCCAGAAATACTGATCCGATGTATTCCACTGTCTAGACTTAGTAGACGATACTTTGTATTTACTTGCCTGTTTAAACTCTTGAAGATCATAGCCTCCGTTGTTATGCAGGACAAAGTCATTATACTTTTCTACTACCTGCTGACAAGCTTTATAGTATGAAAGCTGGGTAATATCTTTAACCAGATCTATTGCAGAGCCATATTTACCTGATGAGAAATCCTTATATCTGTATACGTTATCCTTATTAAGATAAATACACATGCTAGGAGTACGTTCTTTAGGATTGAATATACTCTTGATTTTTACGTCATGACCGTTAAGCTTTTCTTTGAGCTTGCAAAAGTGCTCAAATATCCAGGACACCGGGACATCTTTGACGTCATGCACTAAGTTTTTTGTAATAAACATAGCAGCGGTGTTAGAAATAAAAAATGGGGACTAGTAAAAACCAGTCCCCGTGATAACCATTAAACCTTACATTGAAAAATCATCAGTGGCTGGCTCAAAGCTTCCAACAGTCTTTGTTACTAAAGCTTTATAGTGATACTTATTTGATTTATCAAACTTGTCAAGCTTAGCTTCATCAATAGAAACAAACTTGTATTTTGGCAGAGATAGTTTTACAATAGTCTTTCCATTGTATTCTTCCTCTGTACCCTTTAAGAACCAATATAAGTTCTGACCTTTTACTAGATCAATTACTTCTTTAACCCATTCTTCAATGGTGTTAGCCTGAATAGAATCTAGTTCATGTTTAAGACCAAGTTCTGTAGCAATAATAGTTAGCTTATACATGATCTCATTACGAGATACGTTTGTATTAGCAAACTCGTCAGTCCACATAGTGGCTCCAACACGAGCTGTCTGACCTTTGTACTTAGGTCCATCAGGGTTGTCTTTGTCAATTGGCCATCCTTCAAAGTTTTCAAGAGCTGGTCCCTCTAAATAGAGTTCCAGTACTTTCTTGTCACCTTTGTTTGATGTACGCAGTTGACCACTGTTAATGTGAGCATAAACTACTCCGGGGTTAAATGACTTGGAAGAACCGCCACTTTGTTTTACTTCCTGTCCGCTTGTACTGAACATACGCTGTGTTTTTGAATTTAAAAAATGAGGAATTAGTTTTCATAAGTATATATAGACTCTTTAACAAGAGCCAAGTCATTAGCTATCTCAAAGCTGTCAAACATGCCTTTAGGACTTTTGCATGTATTCTCACCATTGTTTTGTGTCTCAAATACAAAACGGATGTTGCCATCTTTGTCTTTCTTGACTTTACCAAAGAGAACAATAGAGAACAAACCTTCTAGGCTAAGCTTCTCATCAACCATACGGCCGATAGTCTTTGCTTTAAACTTGCGTTTACCTTCTAAGTCTGTTGACTCTTCAGCATGTGTAAGAAAGAAAATAGTAAGATCATCTCTGAGATCCTTAGGCATACGTGCAATGCGAGCTAGGTTAGCACCGATCTGAGTAAATTTCTCATAGCCTTTCTCATCGCTGCGGTCAAAGAACTCAAAGCTAGACATGTACTGAAAGTCATCAATGACAATAGTCTTGATTTCAGGACGTTTAGAGTTGATGTAACCTAAAGCTGCTTCAATTTGTTGTGCGGAAGAACCGGTGTACAGATTACCTGTAGGGTTATCTTTACTCCATTGGATGTACTTTTTCTTCCAGCCTTTGAAAGGGAGAGGCTTGTTAGCTACGTTAATAATAAATGTTTCTTTTGGGTCCAGGTTTTCTATACTGGTAGATTTACCAGCACCGGACTCTGCAATAACTAGGATGCCTTGTGCCATATTACTTAGATGTTGATTTTATAAGTTCGTTAAGCCATGTTTTAGCACTAACAGGTTTGCCTGTAGTAATAGCCATAAAGTCACGGATTGTCATCTCGCTGTATGGACCATCTTCCATAGGAGCAGGTGCTTTATAAGCTGTAACTTGTTTTATGTTTTGAGGCTTAGCTGTTTCTAGTAACGCTGATTGACCATTGATAGCAACACTTTGTGCATCAATAGCTCTTAGCTCTTCTAACGGTACTAGATAAGAACCTTTTTCATTGATCTCATACTCCTCTTCAAATGAAGAGTTATATGGTATACGATATACTGTTCGGTTAGGATCTGCTGGTTCTAGATCACGAGTGATTAGTTCAAAGTAGAATCCTTTTTCTTTCTTAAACTCAGATGCAAAAATTCCAACTACCATTCTAGCTTGCTTATCATAGAAAGCCATCTTCATATTGAAGTCTGTTCTAGGAATGCCAAGGTTATTAATTAACGACTGATGGTAGTCTCTGACTTCTTCAAGTCTTTGTTTCTTAAACTCTTTGACATCGTCTTGAGTTAGTGTTTGTTGTGATGTGTTGAACATGTGATTGTGTTTTAATCTAATTCACTACCAATAGGAGCAGATATATTTCTTGTACCTCCACCTCCTGTTCTTTGTGAATAACGTAAGTATGTTCCGTCAGGTCTTGTTGCTGTGAACTCTGGTACTTCTACCATACGCTGGTTCTTGCCATCCATTTTTAGGAAGACAATACTTTTTTGTTCGTCACCATTACGTACTTTAAGAAGGTGCATAAAGACATCTTCTTTGTTTACTTCGTAAGCATAAGGACCGTATGAACGAATGTCAGATTTAAAAGGTCTTGATAGAGCTACTACCATATCAGATCCTTGCATCAGTGCGTCACCGCCAAAGATGTCAGAGCTTGTAGGATAGTTTGCAATAGACCCAGGTGTTTTACGTGAAGACTCATCCATGGATCTGTTTAACTGAGTGATCATTACAACAGTAATAGGAATCTCATTTTTTAATCTCATGAGAACTTCTGTTGTGTTGTAGAGAACATCAAACTTATCTTTTTCTGAGCTTGTTCTTTTGATAAGCCAACTGTGATCTATTGTAACAATCATTGGCTTACGTCCGCCATCCACGTACTTGATCTTTATAGCGTCTTCTATTTCTTTGTGATTAAGAGATATAGGAAACATATCTCTGTGTATTCCTTTAGAAAAAAGGAACTTCGTTTCTTGGATATACTGTTTAGCTCTTTCGTAGATAAAATTATCTAACGCTTTTTCTGTACTTAAGATGACTCCATAGTCTTCAGCAACCTCAGCTGCAAACTGACGTGCTGCGTACTGCTTGGCACCCATCTCAAACTGGAACTCAACAATATTAAACTTCTGATCAGGATTAAGGCGGTGTGCTTCTCTTATTATTTGAGAGGCTATCATAGTCTTTCCTGCACCAGGACGTGCACCGATAGTGAGCATAGATCCCCACTCAAGTCCACCAACGCCTGCTTGATTAAAGCCAGGCCATGGTGTCTTAAGAGACTTGATCTCACCGGTCATTCTCTTTTCTATGTATGTCAAACCTTCTTCTAGAACGCTGACATAACTTCTGCATCCGTATTTTTCTTCTGCTAGCCCCATATAATGTAAGTATGAATTACTTTGAAAAAACTTCGTCCATCAGGCTTTGAAGAGAATCAAGACCTTCAGCTTTACCTGTGTAGTAAGCTTTATTCATCATCTTACTTACGATAGTCTCAAGAATAGAGTAGTTAATTAATTTAACTTCATCACCGGTATCTCCGTATCATCTGGCAATGGTCGGCCAGGGCTGAGCGGCTAATCTTAGTACGAGGGTCAGTCTTCTGTATAAAATAAGAGCTGTTAATCATGTACAAGTAACCGTCTTTCTGCTTGGTATACACGTAGTAATCAGTGGCATCCAGTACCAGGTCCCAGTCAAACTCAGGATAGGTTTTAAAGAACCAAACAAACTTGTCCTTAAGTTCCTGTACCGACTGTCTAGCCAGTTCTCCAGAAGGTAATTTCTGGGCAGGAAACATGTTTCTGTAGGTAGTTATAGCGTTAAATGCGTCAGTACCAAGGATTTCTGAAGCTACCCTCTTTTTTGTCTTGGCTAGTAAAGTTTCAAATTCATCCAGGATAAATAGTGCCCCGGGAGTTAGTTTACCATCTTGTCCGATATGACCTCTGTTTGTAGCGGATTCTCTTTCAGCATCTACATCTATGAGGCTGGTCGGTTTAATTTTGTTTCTGCAGCAATCAAGGAAGTAGAGCTGGTTCGGGCTCACATTGTACTTGATTAGCGTTGTCCATAGTTGGTGACTCATAATGTTCTTTTATATAGGTGAGGATTGTAAGATATTTCTGCCTAAAGGTTTCACAGGTCTGTAAAAGGTTTTTACAAGAACTAACATTATGGATTACCGTTGTATGATCTCTTTTGCCTAGACTTTCACCTATACTTATTAGGCTGTAACCCAGCTGTCTGGCAAGAAAACAGTATATGCTTCTGAGTTCTACGATTTCTCTATACCGGTCTTTACTTTGAAGTCTTACTATCCTGCCATACTTAGTAGGTAAGAATGGTTGGAAGAATTCTTCCAGTGACTGCAGGCTCATCATAGGTATGTACTGATCCATGTCTGTTTGTACTCGGGTTATTACTGTTGGGTAATACCCCATCTTTTCATAGAAAGAGTCTTTAAACTGCTCTATCAGCTTCTTTTCAAGCTGGATAGCATAGGTTTTTGGGTCCATAAATTTCAAAGGGTTTGGTCTACAAATATAGGTAAGTTCTACAAAATTTCGTATATTATATTGTAGAGTTTATTTAGGCCCTACATATTCTAGGTTTATAAATCTTATATAAGATGTCAAAGAAGTTCTATGCTCAGAAAGATGCTCTGGGCTGGCCTATCCCCGGTACAATGATGAGTGGTGCTAAGGTGCCTGCTAATCTCGTTGAGATTCCTGCAGCTAATGTAGCTCCAGGTGCTAATCAGGTAGCTGTTTCTCACCCTGAGAAGCTCCGCTATTTTGTACGTAAGGACAAGAAAGGAAACATCATCCCTAACACATTGATTATCAGCTTGAAAAAGCCAGCTGGGGATGTCTATGAGTTCAAACTTGTAAAGGCTAGCTAAAGATGGTAAAGGAAAATCCGGCTATTGCAGCATTCAAAGTCTGGGTGTTTCCCAGTCTTGTGTCTATTGTCAGTCTGATGATCTGGAATGACGTCAACGAAATTAAAGCTGATGTCAAGGCTCTTATGGCCCAGTCTAATATAGACAAGACTCGTATAGACAACCTAGAACGTCAAGTCTACGGAGGAAAGACAGCAGCTAATACTCCGGGTAAAGAAAACCCTAAGCCTTTTATAGCCAACGAGTTATATGCTGTGCTACCTGACAATACATCTAATCCTAAACCTAAAAAACGTACTATATGAGTTTTAAGCAATGGTTATTGGACCTCTTCAAAGATGAACGCGGGTCTACATCTATTAAGCCGGTAGTTGGATTTATGGGTGCACTGTTTCTCTGTGTAACTCTTACAGCAAACTCTTTTACTCACGGTGATATCAAGCCGTCTGATGCTCTTGTGGACGCTGTTCTTATTATGACCTGTGTGGGTATAGGAGCAGACAGCGTAGATAAATTCAGCCACAAGAAAAAGAAAGAAGATGAAGCTTAATAAGTATACGATAGGTATTCTGGTAGTTATTGGTCTTATCCTGCTATCCCGCGTTGGTTGCAACAACGGATTTGGCTTTTTTGATAAGCCTAAAGCAGATACTGTAGTAGTTCGTGACACTGTATGGAACGAGCATGACAGTACTATTATACGCCAAATGACTATCCGGGAAGTAATCTATGATATTGATACTCTTCCTCCTCAGTACTTGCCTGATACAAACTATGCAGCTTTAAAGTTGCAGTTTGAGGCACTGGTTAAAGAGCATGCTTCAAAGAATGTATACTCTGATACTTTGAAACTAGATACTCTGGGTTACATAGCTGTAGCAGATACTACACAGTTTAATAAACTATTAAATAGATCCTACGACTATAAATATAAGATTCCTACTATAACCGAAAAGATCACCATTACCAAGTATCCTCCTAAACGTAATCAAGTTTATATAGGAGGTGCTATAAATGTTGATGCAAAGCTTGCTCCCAGCACAGCTGAAGTAGGATTAATTCTAAAGACCAAGCGTGATCAGATTATGGGTGTAAAAGCCGGTTCTGATATCAATGGCAATGTAAACTACGGATTCCAGAGTTACTGGAAGATCGGATCTAAAAACAGATAATATGAAAATGTTGATTCAAAAGCTTCTCAGCCTCTTCAAAAAGAAAGTAGTGAAGAAGGTTGAAGAGGTAAAGGCACAAACTATGCCTGCACCCGCTGCTCCAGTACAGCAGAAGAAGAAAAAGAAGTACTACAAACCCAAGCCTAAGGCTAATATTTAATTCTTAGTATATGGATTTATCACGTCTCAAAGGTCATGTACCTGATACTGTTATTGCACAGATCCCTGAAGTGATGCAGAAGTTTGCAGTGAACACACCGCTACGTCTTGCTCACTTCTTAGCTCAGTGTGGACACGAGTCAGGTGGATTTAAGTTAACGCAAGAGAACCTTAACTATTCAGCTAAGGGTCTTATGGGCATTTTTAAAAAGTATTTTCCTACACAGGCTTTGGCTGATCAGTATGCACGCAAGCCTGAAAAGATTGCTAACCGTGTATACGGTGGACGTATGGGTAACGGTCCTGAAGCTTCTGGTGAAGGATATAAGTTTCGTGGTCGTGGATATATCCAATTGACCGGTAAGCAGAACTATACTGCATTTGATGCTTCTGTACCAGAGAGTATAGTAGATAATCCTGATCTAGTAGCTACCAAATATCCTTTGGCATCTGCTGCCTGGTTCTGGAGTAAGAATGGTCTTAACACCATTGCTGACCAAGGTTCTAGTGTTGAGACTGTTACAAAAGCTACAAAGCGTGTAAACGGTGGTACTATTGGTTTAGCAGATCGTATCAAACACTTTAAAGAGTATCACGCATTACTTGCATGATAAAAAAAGTTATTACTAAAAACTTCAAGATATGGCTAAGGCCAAAGGCTCCAAAGCCGGAGAATCAAGAAAGGTCACCTTTGGAAAACGTAAGGGCGGTAAAGCTGCCAAAAGCAGAGGACCAAAGGACAAGGCAGTCTCCAAGTACCGAGGACAAGGACGCTGATTCATAATAAAACCAACCTCTAAATCTAACGTTATGAACCTTAGAGGTTATTTTATAATGCTATTCTGTACTGTGTGGGTATCATCATACTCACAAAGTATATATATTGATAGTGTACGGAACAATATTCCTACTGGTCCGCTTACTGCTAATAAGAATCTAAGCTTTGGTGTAAAGAACATCTTGGCTGAAGTGCTTCAGGACAAAGGACTTGACCTGCTTCCTAAAAAGTATGAGGGTGAACTAAGTCTAGTTACGGAGATATACTTCTTTGATATCGTACAGACAAATGGTGGTGTTTCTGTCTTTAAAAAGCAGAGTAATACTACTATTATGGGTTTGAAAGGCATGCTATATAAAAACGGCAAGCTTGTAAGCTCAAAGAAAATTGAAGAGTCTTCTTCTGAAATAGTTATGGCCAACTTGGTCGTACCTGAGGATGGAAAACCTAATCAACAATCTGTTAGTAACGTAATCAAAAAAGCCTGTCAGGCTTTAATTGACAAACTCCTATGATAAAAAAACTTTTGCTTGCTTGCTTTCTTCTTCTTTCAACACTCACTTACTCACAAACAATCGGACACTTTCAGCAGTTAGCTAGTGTAAAAAGAGGAGATACTTTAGATGTGGCGTGGTACTACCAGCCTAGTGGTTCTGTGGATATCAGAACGTTTCAGGTTGACTTTCAGTTTAAGAAGGACCTGTTTACGCATCTGAGTACTCACATAGACACTCCGTATGTAACTACTGGTCGTCAGCCTCAGCTGGACTATAGACAATTTAATGACTATAAGTACAGTGGGTATAGTAATGGAAGTTATGTCTACTCTGCAGACAATGCCTGGTCAGTAGGACGTAACTATCTTACGCTTCCTGCCGGCAGTGGATTTGGTACAAACAATGGATACATAATCCATAATAAGTTTAAGATCAATGCTGTTGCAGCCAACTTCGTATCAGATACGATTACTGTTAACTGGGCAAGACTTTTTAGAGTAGACGGTACCAGTATAGGAGATAACGTAGCAACGCTGACTAATAAGAAGCTTGCTATTTTCTTACAAGGTAACCTGACTATCTCTGGTAAAATATGGATGGGTGCTAGTACTGGCCTTCCTACACTTATTGCTTATGATAACAATACAGGTGTAGAAGCATCACGTACAGTTCCTGCTGCAGATGGTACTTATACATTAAGTAACATAGAGCAGAACACTAAGTATAAGATTAAAGTAGTGTTTCCTCAGGATAGTTTGATCACAATGCGTGACCGTGCTGTTACTGTAGCAGATGCTGTAAAGACTTTAAATGAGTTTAAGAATGCTGATATTAATCAGAACTTTCCAAGGACGTATCTAACCAACGGCTTGGCTTATTTGATAGCAGATGTTAGCCGTAATGGAGTATTAGATGGTGGTGATCCTTATAACATCTATGCTTCTGTATCAGGACTACAGCCAATTGATACAGCTCGTCTTGTGAATGTATTCTTGAAGAATGAGTTTGACTCATTGGCTATGGGTGCAAACCAGTGGACCACTTGGGCCAATAACCGTGATAAAGGTTTGTTTGTATATGACTCTGTGACTACAGTTAACTCTACAAACATTGATATCAAGTATATGTTACTGGGTGACGTAGATCGTTCTCACTCTTCACCAGTATATAATGCACAGGGGCAACTTGTAGCTCGTACAATATACCGTGGTAACATAAATGTAACTGTACCTGATACTTATGTAAACAATACACAGCCTTTGTATGTACCGTTTAACGTAAGCTACGCAGGGTACAAGAACACAGGTTTACAGTTTGAGATGAAGTATGATCCTGCGGTTGTTCGTTTTGAGCAGATCCAGTCTAACATTGACGGACCTTGGCTTCAGTATGTAACTAACGACAGTATAAAAGGTATAGTAAGGTTTGGTGGAATGAATAACCAGGATAAGGGTTTCTTAACTGGAGACTTTACTCCTTATAAGCTTAAGTTCTCACCTAAGAATCCTGGTACAGACATCACCAGCTTTGTATATGTGAGGCGTTTGATGGATGCATCTGATGAAAACGGTGATCACTACAACATTGTGTTGCAGTCAGACCGTATAGTTCTTAGTTACCGCATGAATGGAGGAGGTCCAGTATTTGCAAACATGGAGCCTACTATCACGGTAAATCCTAATCCGACTACCGGCATGTTTGAGGTAGTAGTATTTCTACCAAAGAACAGCAACATGAATGCACTGGTCTATGATATGCAAGGTAGACTTATTATGGACTTAGGTAAGTTCAAAACAGAAGACACTGAGTTTACATTTCGTAAACCAGTATCAAGTTCTAGCATGCCTGTAGGTATGTATAATCTAGTATTATTTGATAACCGTAAACGTATAACAACTAAACTAATAAAATCATAAACTATGTCAGAAGAACAAGTAACACAAGAAGAAGGTACTTGGTCAGGTCTTAAGAAGACTTTGATTGGTACTATCAGTACAGTAATCCTTGGTGCAGGCACCTGGGTAGGTACAACATTTTTTGGAGGTAAAGAAGAAGCTGCTCCAGCTCCTGCCGCTGCACAGCCAAGTATTATCATTAATAATACACAGGCTCAGCAACAAGCTGCCGGTGGTACTAAAGTAATTGAGCGTGTGGTTGAGAAACCAGCTGCTAAACCTGCAGAACCAGCTCCAAAGAAGAAAGAGTTTTCAGAAGAACCAAAGTGGTAATATAAAACCTAAGTATATGTTATTTAAAAAGAAAGAAGAACAAACAACACCAGTAACGGGATTTCAAGCCTTGCTCAATTCAATGATGAGGAGACGCTGGTTTATTACAGCTCTTGTTCTTGGGTCATTTATGTTTATTGTTGGTGGCATATTTATTGCCATAGAGTTGGGTCATCCCATAGCTGGTGAGTGGAAAGAACTTCTACTTCTTATGCTGGGTGCTTTCATCGGCTCATATGGCAAGATCATTGACTACTGGTTCTCTGATACCGACAAGGACAAGATGTTAGTTCAGAAAATGGATGAAGAAGACGGTGTTAGTCTGTCTCATACTAATGAAATGAAAGAGTCAGCTAAGCCTGCCGGTGGAAGTCTTGTAGATCCAACATTTGCTGCATTTGCTGCTAAAGCAGGAGATTCTAAATCTGATACAGCACCAGTTTCTAAAAAAGGTACAGAGATTGACGAAGACGGTGATGGCGTAATGGACGGTCTAGACTTTGATGGTGATGGTAAGATTGATGAATACTTTGCCCACAGACAGTGTGAACATGTATGGGGTGATGTAGACGGTGATGGTGATGAAGAGTGTGTTAAGTGTGGCAAGATTAAAGATCCGGAATAATATTTTTCACTTAATCCTGTAATATGGAAGCTGATGAACAAAAGAAACAGATTAAAGATTTTACGTTCCTCCCGGGATATAAGCTTGATGTTGGCAATGTTTTTTTTGCCACTGGGCTACGACTTTTTGTTCAAGACGCTTTTAGATATTACGGGCAGCTTTTGGCTTACCGATATGATATTTTATTGTTTATCAGGAGTCTTTTGGCTGTCATACTGGCTGCTTTCAAAGTACTCTAATAAAATCAAAGATCATGGCAATGCCGTGTCCAATATGTAAAAATCAACTGGGTTTTGATTTAGACTTTATAATAAAAAACCCCAAAAGCAAATGTCCTCACTGTAATACTGTTTTTAACTTTTCTGTAAGTGAAGATGTCAAATCATCCTTTTATTCTGCAACACATGAGATAAAGGAGATTAAAAAAAAGTATGAGAAGATGGTAAAATTTACTTAACCTATAAAACTCAAAACTATGGCAGATTCTATTGCAGATCAGTTCAGGGGACTTCCTATTGAAGAACTTATTGTTAGTCCTATTATTGGCATGGCCAAAGGTCAAGCCAAGCTAAATGAAGTAACCTGGAGATATATCTCTGAGGTTGCTTTTGAAAAGAAAGGAGACGCTCAGGTGGCTCGTTCTTTAGATGTACAGATGGAAAGAGTGTTTACTAATGGTGACACTGGTGTTCAAGAACTTAAAACTGTTTACAGTAAAGTTCCTATGCTTCCTTTGGTTCCACTTCCTTCTCTTGCTATTACTTCAGCTGATATTAACTTCACAATGGAAGTTAAAACATCAGAAGGATCAAAAGAAACTAGTGATACCCAGACTGGCTATGAAGTTTCTGCTGGTGGTAAATGGTGGGGTATGAGCTTTAATGCTAAAGTAAGTGGAAGCGTAAGTACACACAAAGAAAATACCAGAAGTACTGATAATTCAGCTAAGTATGAAGTTAAAGTTCATGCTGAGCAGTTACCTCCTACAGAAGGTATGTTAAAGTTATCTGATTTTTTGACTGCTATGCTTGAGCCATCTTTGGTTCCATTGTCTAAGGAAAGCTAAACAGTAAAAATACTTTATGGCAAGATTAAACGTAGAGGAACTCATAGGCGGTCTCTTAGAGGCCGCCATGGTTTCTCAAAGTATAAGTGAAAGACAGCATATTAATGCAATAAGAAACTATTTTAATGAAGATGGTACTCCTAAAACTACTTCGTTTAATGTAGGTGGTAAAGACTTGGTAGTACCTCTTTATATTTTAGCAGATCACTCATCTATAGGATTAGATGAATTAGATATTGAGTTTAGCTGTAGACTGCTATTTGGAGACGAAGAAAAAGATGTTTCCAATCTTAAAAAATCTCTGTTAGGACTATTTAAGAAAAAGGGATACCAGCATAACATAAAAGGAATAGAAGTTGATTCTGGATTTAATCCTAATAGTTCTGGGCAAGCTAAAATAAGGGTAAAGTTTAAATCTGATGAAAAGCCAGAAGCTGTTTCTAGATTAATTGATTCTTATATCCAAGCTCTTGAGCCTATAAAATCTAATGATGATGAAAGTTGATAAAGATATACTTAAGATTACTTTGATTGTAGGCCTGTGGTTTTTATCTATGTTCTTGATCAGTTCACTTTTAAATAAGTGTACAGCTCAGACAGTAGGGTCTACTAAGACCGAACAGTATCAGGCTGGCTTTGAAAAGAAAGTAAACATTGATTCTTTGATGGACTATAACGGTCCAACTATTCCTATACAGCTATTAAGCTTAGGTATCAATGAAGATGTATATGCTATGTACCCAGAGCTTAAAGACAAACGAGTTGGCCTGGGTGTTACTAATATCATTGTTGAGTATCTGGAGGAGACCGGTAGGTTCACCTTTACAGAAGATAAGACTGAGATTAAGAACCGCATGGTAAAGCAGTTTCAGGCCAGTCAGTCTGGTATTACTGAGAACAAACTGGATGGACGTGGTAAGATTATGTTAGCACGTTACTTTGTGTACATAGAAGTATATGACTTTTCTGTATCTGTTGACGAGGAGGTGAAGCTTGCAAATGGTGTAAAAGAAACTATGGTAACACGACTTGGTTTACAAGCTAAGTTCGTGGATGCTGAAACAGGAGAATACTTCACTGCCTCAGGTCTTGGAGAAGCCAAGACAGTAAGAGAGCTTACTCTTCTTAATGATGATAACCTCTCTGAAATTAAGTTCAACCAATCAACGATTGGTATCACTACTAAGAAGGCTCTGGAAACAGCGGCTTCAAGAGTAGTTCTGCGTATGATCAAGAAGCAGATCTTCAAGAACTAGTGTGGCATCGTGCCCTTTATATCATAACATTGCTTGCCCTTACTTTGACTGCAAGAAGTCAGGTATTAACGTATAACTTCACAGATCCTTGTACAAAGGTGGTGACTACGTTCAATATACCTGTAACGGGTACTACTACAATATACTTTCTAAATCGTACAGCCTCGTTTACTGCAGCAGATGTCAGTAGCGGGGCTTTTGCTGTTTGGGTAGATGCTACATATGCTGACTATAGAAAGATTTCACCCTGCGGTCAGCAATCCGGGCAGGTTACCCAGAATCAGATTACTAGTCAGATTATTGGTAACACAGTACAAAGTGTGGTGGGATCAATCATGAGCTCTGCACAGAGTCAGGCTACATCTTCTGTAGTCTCAAGTGCAACAGGAAGCTCAGTGTCATCTGGGGGAGGTGGCGTATCCAACGCTAGCTCAAAGGATAACAAGGACTCTAAATCTAATAACAATGGAAATACTTCTAATAGTTCTTCTAATTCTTCTAATACCAGTTCTAATAACCAATCAGGAGGCTCGTCAGGGTCTACTAGCTCTAGTCAAAATACTACTGGTACTGGTAGCTCTAGCGGGAGCAATAGTAGTAGCTCATCTTCATCTGACCAAAAGTCTTCTACAGAAGGGTCTCAAGAAGTTGCGGCTTCTACCACAATGAGTGCTGATGCCTCATCAGATAAATCTGGAGGAG